ACAAACAGTAACAGTAACAGGAACTTTGGTAATCGTATAATGAGTAAGATAGAAGTAAATACAGTTGATGTTCAATGTGGTTCTACTTTAACATTAGGTAGTTCAGGTAAAACAGTTACATTAGCAACAGGAGCTAGTCAGTCAGGTTTCGGAAGAACTGGAACAGTTGACTGGTGTACGACAGCTAAAACATCACCTTTTACAGCTTCATCAGGAAAAGGATATTTTGTAAACACTTGTGGAGGAGCTGTGACTGTCACACTTCCATCAAGTCCTTCCGCTGGAGATATAGTATCTCTTAAAGATTATAAAGATACTTGGGATAATAATAAAGTAACAGTAGGTAGAGGTGGATCAAAAATTTTTGGTCAATGTATAGATGCTAATTTGAACACAGAAGGTCAAACAGTAACTTTAGTATATGTAGATGGTACTCAAGGTTGGGTGAATACCCAAACCGATACAACTGTGGTAGGAAATCAGTATATAGAAGCCACAGGTGGAAATGCTGTGGTAACTTGTGGAAATTATAAAACTCATATTTTTACAGCAGATGGTTGTTTTGCAGTTACTGGAGCGGCAGTATCAGCTCCTGATAATGTAGTAGATTATTTAGTAGTGGCTGGAGGTGGAGGTGGAGCTCTTGATTATGGAAGTGGAGCAGGTGCAGGAGGATTTAGATATTTTTCTCAATTAAGCCCAGCAGGAAGTCCATTAGTAGCTCCAGCAGGTTTAACAGTTTCAGCAACAACTTACCCAATTACAGTAGGAGGGGGTGGAGCATATGCTACTCCTCCTGCGGCTAATGATGGAACTAGTGGAAGTACTTCAACATTTTCTACAATCTCTTCAGCAGGAGGTGGAGGAGGAGCAGGAGCAAGTACAAATCCAGCACCTTCAGGCGGATCAGGAGCAGGAGCTAAAGGTATGACCTCTGGAGTTGGAGGAAGCGGAAATACTCCGCCAGTCAGTCCTCCTCAAGGTAATAATGGAGGAACTGGTCAAGGAGGAGGTTCTTCAGAAGGACCTGGTGGTGGCGGTGGAGCAGGAGCAGTCGGACAAAATGGGGTTAGTTCTACAAATTCAGGAAATGGTGGAGATGGATCTAACATAGTAGATGGTTTTGTAGGACCAACAGCACCAAGTTATGGAACTCCAGGTCCAGCAGGTTCAACAAGATATTTTGCAGGTGGTGGAGGTGGTGGAGGAACAAGTAATATACCAGGTCCAGGAACTGGATGTGGAGGAGCTGGTGGAGGAGGTGCAGGTTCTTCGCCTTCAACAGGAGCTAGATGTGGAGCAGGAACTGCAAACACAGGCGGTGGTGGTGGTGGAGGTTCCGCAGCAGGATTAGGTGGAGGAGCTGGTGGATCAGGCATAGTAATGATTAGGTATAGGTATCAATAGGAATTAAATTATGAGTGAAATAAAAGTAAATACAATAACACCAAGATCAGGAACAACCCTAACATTAGGAGGAAGTGGCGATACAGTTACTTTAGCTGCTTGTGCTTCTCAATCAGGTTTTGGTCGTACTGGTACTGTGGATTGGTGTACGACTGCTAAAACATCACCATTCACAGCCGTAAGTGGTAAGGGTTATATGGTTAATACCTGTGGTGGTGCAGTAACGGTCACTTTACCTAGTTCACCTACCGCAGGTGATATTGTTTCAATAGCAGATTATAAAAGCACTTGGGGAGTAGCTTGTAAGGCAGTAACTTTAGGTAGAGGGGGTTCTAAAATTAATGGAGTTTGTAATGACACTTCTTTGAATACCACAGGTCAATCCGTTACAATGGTTTATATTGACGGAACGCAAGGTTGGAAATCAGTACAAGATTCAACAAGTGATGTTAGTGGAACACCAAATTATGTTACGGCTACTGGTGGAACAGAATCAACTTCAGGAGATTATAAAATTCATAAATTTACAGCAGACGGAAGTTTTATTGTAACAGCTGCAGGAAATGCTTGTGGCTCTAATAGAGTTTCTTATATGGTGGTTGCTGGAGGAGGATCAGGATCACCTTCAAATGACGGTGTAGGTGCTGGTGGAGGTGGAGCTGGTGGATTTAGAGAAGGTAAATGTTCAAGTGATCCTTATACAGACAGCCCTTTAGATGCTGGAGCAGGATTAGCCGTCACAGCACAAACTTATTCTATTACAGTAGGTGGAGGAGGAGCAGTAGGAGCCTTTCCAGCTACTCCAGCTCAAGGAGTTAAAGGAAGTGATTCAATTTTTTCAACCATAACATCAACAGGTGGAGGTTATGGACAAGGTGGTTTTCCTGCTGCTTCAGGAGCCCCTAATAATCCAGCAGGTCCAGGCGGATCTGGTGGAGGAGCTGGAACTTGTTCAAGTTCTGCCTCTAACCCAGGTCCTGTAGGAACAGGAAATACACCCCCAGTTTCACCTCCTCAAGGAACTAATGGTGGAGTAGGAACAAGTTCAGGTGCTCCTCCATATGGAGTAGGCGGAGGTGGTGGCGGTGCTACTGTAGCCGGATCAGCTGGTACACCTAGTGGTCCAGGAGCTGGTGGAACTGGAGCAACTACTTCAATTTCAGCAAGTCCAGTAGCTTATGCAGGTGGTGGTGGTGGTGGTTGGGCTGGTACAACAACTGGTGGAACAGGTGGAGGTGGTGGATCATCGCCTTCTGGAGCAGTTGCAGGAACAGTAAATACTGGTGGCGGTGGAGGTGCTGGGGCAGGTACACACCCTGGTCCAGGAACGGCTGGAGGAGCTGGAGGATCAGGTATCGTAATATTAAGATATAAATACCAAAATTAAATTATGGCAAGTACAATTAAAGTAAATACAATTCAAGATTCATGCGGAAGTGCATTAGTTTCCAAATGTGGTTCAACAATTACATTAGGAGCAAGTGGAAAAACTGTGGCAATAGCTTCAGGAGCATCTACTTCAGGAATGGGAAGAACAGGAACTGTTGATTGGTGTATGACAGCTAAGACAAGTCCATTTACAGCGGTTTCAGGAACAGGTTATATGGTTAATACTTGTGGAGGAGCAATTACTGTTACCTTACCAAGTAGCCCATCAGCAGGAGCAATCGTTTCTTTAAAAGATTATAAAGGCACTTGGGGAACAGCTTGTAAAGCAGTTACTTTAGGTAGAAACAGTTCCAAAATTAGTGGAAGCACTTTAGACGCAATATTAAATACATCTAATCAAGTAGTCACAATGGCTTATGTAGATGGAACACAAGGATGGTTAAATGTTCAAACTGATACAGTTGTTGAAGGAGAGTCTTTTGTAGCTGCAAGTGGAGGTAATACTACAATCACTTGTGGAGATTATAAAGTACATATTTTTACAGCGGATGGTCCTTTAAATGTAACTAATGCTGGTAATTCAGCAGGTTCAAATACAGTAAGTTATTTAGTGGTCGGTGGCGGTGGTGGAAGTGCTGCTGGAATTTCTAATAGTGGTGGTGGTGGTGGAGCAGGAGGATATAGAGAAGGTAAAGCATCATCGGATTGTTTTACAGCTAGTCCTTTGGTTGCACCAGGAGGTTTAGCAGTTTCAGTTCAAGATTACCCTATTACAGTTGGAGCAGGTGGTGCGGCTGGAGCTGCAACTCCTGGTGCTAATGGTACGAATGGTTCTGTTTCAACTTTTTCATCAATTAGTTCAGCAGGTGGAGGCTATGGAGCCAGTACGACTCAAGTGGGAGGTAATGGAGGTTCAGGTGGTGGTCCTTCTTTTACAGCGGCTGCATCTGTCGGAAATACACCTCCAGTATCACCCCCTCAAGGTATGCCTGGCGGTGGACCTGGAGCACCACCTTCTTCAGGAGCTAATGGTGGAGGCGGTGCTTTAGCCGCAGGAGCAAGTATAGCTGCTCCTCCAGACCCTGATGGAGCACCTGGTGGTAATGGTGCTAACATAGGCACAAACTTTTTTGGTCCAACAGCTCCAACTTATGGAACACCTGGTACTAATCCTGGAAGATATTTTGCAGGTGGTGGTGGCGGTTCAGGTTATGGTGCACCAGCTCCAGCTCAATTAGGAGCAGGAGGCGAAGGCGGTGGAGGTGCTGGAGGATCATCAACAGGTACAACAGGAACAGCCAATACTGGTGGTGGAGCAGGAGGCGGTAAAGGAGGTCAACCTTCTCCAGGTGCTGGTGGTGCTGGGGGTTCAGGATTTGTAGCAATAAGGTATAAGTTTCAATAAATAATATTTACAAACTTTAATTAACAATATATAAGGAGGCAATTATGGCACATTTCGCAAAAATAGGAATAAATTCTAAAGTGGCAGCAGTTCATGTAGTCGCTGATAAAGATTGTAAAAATGCTGACGGCATTGAAGATGAAGAAGTTGGCAGACAATTTTTAGAAAGACTACACAACTATCCATTTTGGAAAAGAACTTCCTATAACACAAGTCATGGTAAGCACAGTTCTGGCGATAACTCTAAAGCATTTAGAGGAAACTACGCAGGAATTGGTATGACTTACGATGAAGATAATGATATTTTCATTGGTAAAAAACCTTACGATAGTTGGACTTTGAATGTTGCAGAAGCTAGATGGGTTTCTCCAGCAGGAGATGCACCTGCATTATCAGCGGAAGAACAAGCTACTCACCATTACGAATGGAACGAATCTACTAAATCTTGGGATAAAAAAACTAGAGCATAGATAATTTATGAAAAAGGTGGTTTTATCAGAAATAGATTTATACTCAGGTGAAATAGAAACTCCCAAAGGATTTGAAATTCAAAGAAATACAATCAAGAATAAAATTATTCAATCTTATGCTACTGCTAATCGCATTAGTGATAATTCCAAAGACTATACTTATTTAGATTATAAAATAGATTATTTACAACCTCTGGCTTGGTTGCAAGACCACATGAGAGATTTTTTTAATTTAGATTATCATAAAGCTCTTATTCCTAAATTAATTTGGGGAAATGTGTATGAGCCGAATCAAGCATCTTTTTTAAGACATACCATAGAACCTTTAAATTTAAAAAACTCCCCAGATTATACCTTTGTATATGGCGTTGATGTTGGACAAGACTCCTGCGATATGATAATTGAGTATAATGATAATCGTAGAGTCAACCGAACATGGCATATTCCTATGAAAAATAATTTCTTTGTGATGTTCCCTAGCACTCAAAAATATTTTATTACTCCTAATCAATCTAAACAACTAAATATATTTTTAACTACCACTTATGAATTTATCTAATTATTTTTGGTACTTTCAATCTGCTATCCCCCCCAGAATTTGCGACATGATTATTCAATATGGAAAGACAGAAAAAAAAAGAGAAGTAACCGCTATTACAGGAGGTTTAGGAAGGGATAGAGATTTAAAACAAAAACCTTTAACAAAAGAAGAATTAAAAGATTTAAAAAAGAAAAGAGATTCTAATATCGTTTGGATGAATGATCGTTGGATTTATAAAGAAATTCAACCTTATGTTCATACCGCTAATCAAAATGCAGGGTGGAATTTTTTTTGGGATTGGTCGGAATCTTGCCAATTTACTAAATATAAAAAAGGTCAATATTACGATTGGCATTGTGATAGTTGGGATAAACCTTATGCAGAAGAAGGACCAACTAAAGGAAAAATTAGAAAATTATCAGTAACAGTTACTTTATCTGATCCTAAAACATATAAGGGTGGTGAATTAGAATTTGATTTTAGACAACAAGACCCTGATAAACCTAGACAACCTAGAATTTGCACAGAAATATTACCGAAAGGTTCTCTTGTTGTGTTTCCTAGTTTTGTTTGGCATAGAGTTAAACCAGTAACGAAAGGAGTAAGGTATAGTCTAGTGATTTGGAATCTAGGTTATCCGTTTCAATAATATGGAAGGAAGTAATAATAATGTAAAATTTAATAGTGCTGCTTACTTTAGCACTCCAGTTTGGACAGCCGAAGCACCTATGTTTCTTTCAAAAATGTTAAGATTAACAGATGGCTATTTAAAAAAAACCCAAAAGAAAATAATGAACAAAACTATTAAAGAAAGAAATAAACAATTTGGGGTAAAAATAGATGACTTTGGTTTATCTAATCATAGCGAATCGTTTAACAATGACCCTAAAGCAAAAGACTTTGTAGATTTTTGTGGACAGCGTTCTTATGAATTTTTAGATTGGTGTGGTTTTGATTTAAGAAATCATAGCTTACACTTTACCGAATGTTGGGTTCAAGAATTTTCACATAAAGGAGGAGGACACCATAATACCCATCAACATTGGAATCAACATGTATCAGGATTTTATTTTTTAAAATGTAGCGACAAAACTTCTATGCCTGTTTTTCATGACCCTAGACCAGGTGCTTTAATGACTAAACTTCCACAAAAAGACGGAAGTAAAATTACATTTGCCAATGAAGCAGTCCATTATAAAATTAAACCTGGAACAATGGTTTTAATTCCTGGTTATACTCCCCATCAATATCCTGTGGATATGGGAATAGATCCATTTAGATTTGTGCATTGGAATATTCAAGCTGTTCCATCCACCATATCTAAAACAACCTCAATGAAAAAAAAAGATGAGCTTCCAAAAAAATAAATATACTGTTTTAAAAAAAGCAATTAGTCCACAATTAGCTAAATTTGTTACACAATATTTTTTATTAAAAAGAAAAGTAGCTAGAACTCTTTTTAATGAAAGATATATTTCTCAATTTACCGAAGAATGGGGGGTATGGAATGACCAACAAGTTCCTGAAACCTATTCTCATTATGCCGATATAGCGATGGAAACTTTATTAACTTGGGTTCAACCAGCTATGGAGAAACATACTGGATTAAAATTATCACCCACTTATTCTTATGCAAGGATTTATAAAAAGGGAGATATTTTAAAAAGACATAAAGATAGATTTAGTTGTGAAATATCTACTACTTTAAATCTTGGTGGAGATAAATGGTCTATTTATTTAAGTCCACATGAAAATGTTGGTATTCCTGATGGTAAAAAAATAACAGTAGAAAGCAACGCTAAAGGTATTAAAGTAGATTTAAAACCAGGCGATATGTTAATTTACTCAGGGTGTGAATTAGAGCATTGGAGAGAAGCGTTTGAAGGAAAAGATTGTGTTCAGGTTTTTTTACATTATAATCAAATTTCTAAAGAAGCGGATAAAAATAAATTTGATAAAAGAAAGCATTTAGGACTCCCTTCTTGGTTCAAAGGCTGATATATTATTTGCTGGGGAGTAATGGACCACCCCATTGCTTCCCTGCTAATAATATTTGAAATTTGAATTTTATATAATTTTTTTTCAATTTTTTACGCAGGAAAATGAAACAAAGAATAGAATCTTTAAAAAGACAATACGAATCTAAAGTTTTAGAAGCGGATGAGAACATTAAATTGTTATTAAATAATCCTTTAGCTTTAGCCCAACATAGTGATATAAACAAAGAGATAGATAAGTGGTTAGATATTAAAGATTCTAATTACGGAAAATTACAACATTTACTATCCCATTTACCCAAAGAAGATAAAAAAGATGGCACATAATTATAAATTTACAGGGAAGGCATTTGCCACAACAGCTCAAACTTCGGTTTTAACGGCAGCTAGTGGGGAAAGTTTAATTATTAAGTCTATTAATATTAGCAATAATAACTCCAACACACCTACTATTACCCTTGAAGTAACCGACACTTCAGCTAGTGTGACTTATAAAATATTAAATACCCATGCTTTAACGGCTAATACAGCCGAAGAACTGATTACCAAACCTTTAATTTTGGAAGAAACAGACATTTTAAAAGCAACAATGAGCAGTACGGATGCAGCCGATTTAACCATCAGCTATCTATCAATAACATAGTTGAAATCCTTGCAAAATTGTTATATTTATGGAATTAGTCAGAATACCTACAAAAGAACTTGACAAGGTATGGGGATTAATTGAAAAAGACATTAAACAAGCCCTACTTTATTCAGGTCAACTTTCAGATGCTGAATTTGTTTTAGATACTGCCAAACAAGGAAAATTCCAAGTTTGGATTCTTTGGGATAA